GGTGGTGGGGGGGTTTGGGGGGTTCCGGCCGGGGGAGGAAACGCCGGAGGAGCTGGAACAGAAGAAGAAGGAGCAGGCAAAAAAGAACATTCAGGCTATGGCAAAAAGCTTGCTGTTCGACAATGCCGCTGCCACCGCAAAGCTGCTTCCGTTGCTCTATGAGCCGGACGTGGATGAAAACGGGGTGGTTGAAAACATCGGCCCGTTCAAGAAGATGCGCGCGGTAAAAGAGCTGCTGAACAACGATGATGTGATGGATTTTTTGCTCTGGTGTCTGCCGTTGGTGCTGGCGGGTACAGACGCCTGATTTCTTCCATCAGCCCGGGCGCGCTGCGGCTGTTTGGCAGGCCGTATATTTTGCAGCACTGCCTGAACGCTTTGCGGCAAGAGCGCATCACACTCAGCTATCAGGCGTACATGACGGACGCTCTGGCGCACCTTATAGGCGCGGAAGAGCGGTGGTACGACATGGTGGCCGGGCTTGTGGAAAACCGCCCACAGCCGCCGCAGCCGTCCGCTGATGAAGTGATAGCACACATTAAAAATGGCCTGAACGGGGGTGATGGAACCTGAAACTTTTTGAGTTGAGCGCCACCCTCGGGCTGGACGACAGCGCCTACCGGCAGGGCATCCAGAATGTGCAATCCGAGACGAAAAAGACCGTTTCTTCGCTGTCCGGAGAGTACAGCAAGGCCGCAAAGGCCGTAGTGGAGCTGACCAGACGCTACAACGAATCGGTGGGCAAGACCGGCAAAGCGTCCTCTGAGACCAAAAACCTCAAGACCATGCTGGCGCAGGCAGAAGCGCAGCTCAGGGCAACCACGACCGCGCTGAAAGCCGCAAATAACGGCATGGATGGCTTTGCCAACTCCACGGATAAAGCGTCCAGCAAGTCTCTGGCCGGTGCCATTGCGCAGGGCACGGTCATGGCAAATGTTTTCTCGAAACTCGGCTCCGCTGCACTCAGCGCCGCAGAGGGGTTCATCTCTTCCGGCATCGAGTACAACGCCCAGATCGAGAAATACACTACCGGCTTTACCAATATGTTGGGCAGCGCGGAAGCCGCCCAGCAGGTCATGAGCCAGATCCAGGAAGACGCGGCAAAAACCCCCTTTGACGTGGCGAGCCTGACACAGGCCAACCAGTACCTGATCTCTGCAGGCGAGAACGCTTCCTATGCCCGCAATACCATCATGGCGCTGGGCGACGCGGTCTCTGCGACCGGCGGCGGCAACGACGAGTTGAACCGCATGTCCCAGAACCTGCAGCAGATCGCCAACACCGGCAAGGCTACAACGGCCGATATCAAGCAGTTTGCTTATGCCGGCATCGACGTATACGGCATTCTGGCCGACTACACAGGCAAGTCCACCGCCGAAGTGCAGAACATGACCATCAGTTATGATCTGCTGACGCAGGCCCTGCAGGCCGCATCCGAAGAGGGCGGGCGTTACTACAACAGCATGGACACCCAGAGCCAGACCATGAATGGCCGCGTGTCTACCCTGCAGGACAATGTGAAGCAGCTGGCCGGATTGCTGACGGGCGATTTATCCAGCGGCGTCGGCGTTGTAATCGGCAATCTGAACGACATGCTCGTCGCAGCACAGGAAGCTTACAAAACGGACGGCTGGATTGGTCTCGCAGGCGCGATCACCGGCCTGACGGATCCTATCAACACGGCAAAAAACGCTTTCAAGGACTTCGCGAGCAAATCCGCCACATGGCTGGATCAGCTGAGCTATAAGCTCAACCGTTTTCTCGGAAAAGCCGCCACGGCTGACTTTGACACTTACGAAGAGTACGCGGATGCAAATAACCGGCAGAGCAACAAAAACCGTTTACGGCAGAATGCTAAAAAAGGTATAGGCATCAGCAACAAAAGCTGGTCTGAGCGTCAGGCAGAGCTGGCGGCAGCCAATGGCAGCGGGGGCAGCTCCATTACAACCAGCCCGTCTGGTTCTTCCACTGGCAAAAAATCCGGATCCAAGTCCACTACCGAAACGGTCATTTCGTCCATCTCCAGCACGGCTACCACCACCGCGCAAAATGCGCTGGGCGCTGTGACCACCAGCATCCAGACCCTTACCGAAAAGGTCAAGGACGGCGCGGGCAACATCAAAGACCGCATCACCGAAACCACCGCCACGACCGGCAAGGAGATGGTGAACGGTGTTGCCACGACCTTTAAGCAGGTCGAGACCAAAGTCAACGGCACCGTCACAAAGGTCACAAAGACCTATGACGACATGTCTAAAACGCTGTTGGGCACCTTTACCAACGTCTCGGAAACCACCTTTAACGGCATCACAACAAAGGTGCAGCAGGCGGTGGAGAAGTACGCGGACGGCAGCGAGCATACCAAGAAAACCGTCACAGAGACTGGCCAGCGCATCGGCGAGAACGGCGCAGAGACCTATGAGAAGATCATCACCTACATCGACGGAATCGAAGATAAGGTGAACGAGACCTCTACTCTTATCGACAAGAGCGTGAAGGGCACCCAGAACCGCATTGACCAGCAGCTGAGCGAGGCCTCCGGCCAGCTGGATAAGGGCATTTTCGGGCTGGTAAAGAACACCTTCAAAGACGCCAAAAACGGCGACTGGGCAAGTCTTGGGCTGGATTTTGTCAATCTGATCTGGGGCGAGGTGTCGCAGGGACAGCGTGACGTGATCTCTGATTGGCTCAATAAGGCACTGACCGCGGTCAATGAGGGCTACTTCAGCGGCGGCATCGGCAAGGCATTTGATATCTTCCAGAAGCTTTTTTCTGACGGCGGGGTAAAATCCGATATCGACGGTGTGACCAACTCGGTCAAGGCTTTTGGTGAGATCATCGATGGTCTTGCAAAGTCCGGCGGCGTGGGCGGCGCTCTAGGCAGCATCGTCCAGAGCTTTTCCGGCATGGCTGGCGGCATCACCTCTGCACTGGGCAACATCGTGTCCTTTGTGGCAGCAAACCCCATTCTTGCCCTGATCCTGGGCGTTGGCACTGTCGCTGGCGGCATTGGCCTTGCCATGTGGATGGACAAGAAGAATAATCAGAAGCCTGTCAGCCACTACCAGAGCCCCTTTGACAAAACCGGCATGTATGACAGTCTTGGCACCTTCTCCACCCGTGCGGCCCTGCAGTACCGCGTCACCGGCCAGCAGTCCATTGTTGACCGGCAGACCAGCATCCTGGAACGCATCGAGGGGATGCTGGACGAGCATCTGCCTGACATCGGAAAGGGTCAGGTGGTCATGGACTCCGGTGAACTGGTGGGCGTGCTGTCGACCCGCATGGCGACCAACGTAGATGCACGCATCGGCGTGACAGTGGAACGGAAAGCGAGGGGTGTGTAATGGCAAAGCTTCTGGGGGCAAAAATCGGCAATTTTCACACCCTGACAGATTGGGGGCTGTACCTCAAGGTAGGCAGCCCTAAAATCGGCGCGGCAGAACCGGAAGAATACCTTGTGCAGGTCACCGGATCTGATTCACTGCTGAACCTGACCACATGGGACGATGGCAAGGTGCACTATAAAAAGCGCACCATCACCATGGAACTGCTGTGCAACGCGCCAAAAAGCAAGTGGCCCAGCATCGAAAGCACCATTGCCAATGCCATTCATGGCAAGTGGCTGCAGTGCCGCTTTGATGAAGACCCGGCGTGGTACTGGGAAGGGCTTTGGAAAGTCACACCATCCCGCGACCGGCTTTCCAGCGCCTTTACCATCACCGGCACCTGCAACCCCTTCAAGCGCAGCGTCTACGACGGCACCAACGACTGGCTGTGGGATGACTTCAACTTTGAAACGGACATCGTGCGCAACTACACGAATATCCCGCTCAAGGCGGGCGAGGACAAAGAGGTGTCCATCACCGGTGCACCGCGTGCGGCCGGTATCTACTTCAAGCGCAGCGAGACCGCCGCAAACATCGCGGTGTCTCTCAATGGCTTTGAGGTGGGCATTCTGGCCAAGTCCACCGACTGGCAGTATATCGAGGGGCTTACTATGCCGGACGGTGTGGTGGGCACCCTTGTTTTCGCTGCATCGGCAGACTGCAGCATTAGTATTAAATATCTGGGGGCAAGCCTATGAGCTATAAAGTTTATGCTGGTGTGCAGACGGATGTAGACACATGGAAAACTAGGGTCTGTATCCACGATATCAGCGATATTACCGACACGAAAAAGCTCATCAGCCCCACGCTGACCCGCGAAGTGGGTAAAGCTGGCTCTTTTGAGTTTACCATGCCGCTGGGCAATGTGGCACACTCTGCGCTGCAAAAGCTGCGCACTACGGTAGAGGTGGAACAGGACGGCGTTTCCATCTGGCAGGGCCGTCCCATGAGCCATGAACAGGATTTTTTGATGCGTCAGAAAATCTACTGCGAAGGGGAGCTTGCATATCTGAATGATAGCGGCATTGCGCCGTACGCTGCAAAAAATGTGAGCTTTTCGCAATTTTTGGAATGGATCTGCGATAACCACAACGGAATGGTAGATGCATACAAAGCTTTTACTCCTGGCAATGTGCAAATGGACATTCCCATGATCGTGCCCTATATCGACGGCATCAAAGTCGTGCAGGTGGGTTACAGCTACGATTCTAATGATGGAGATTACATTTACCATTGGGGAATTGTAGATCCCGTGGATGGAAAGACGAATATTTTCTATGAGGAAACAGAGATCAACAAAGCTTCCTGCCTGAGCTGGGAAATCGATGAAGAGCACATTGCGGAAGGTCGCATTATTTCACGGATTGGAAGCAACAATTTCCGCGTGCGTCTGTTTGCAGCCTATGTAAAGGGCAAAACGTACGCCGCAAAGGTCGAAGTGAAAAAAGCCGAAATCGTCTGCGGTACTTGCAACAAGAATTTTGGCACGTACTCCATTTATAACGTTGAGCAGGCATCTGAATCCAAGACCTTTAAGATCACCGAGCAAAACGGGAAATATAGTCTTGCTATCAACGGCAAGACGGATCCCCGCTTTTTGTTTGATGTCAAGGAACCTACATACAGCTTTGGCGATGGAAAAAACTACGGCATTACATGGGACATCTTGCAGAGTGAGCTGGTTGAAAAGTACGGCGGATATCTGGTGCTGCGCCATGCAGAAGATCATGACGGAAAACCGCGCCGGTATCTGGACTATCTGCAGGCGATCACCGATAAAAACACCCAGACGGTGGCTTTTGGAACAAACCTGCTGGATTTGACCGACTACGTCAAAGCAGAGGATATCTACACGCGGGTGATCGCGGTAGGTGCCAAAAAGATAACATGGCTTGTTTTTTCATGGGGAGAAACCATTACAGAAACCGCAAACGATTTGGCTGCGCAAAAGCTTTTTGGCATCATCACAAAAGTGATCTTTATTGAAGGCATCGAAAGCACGCCGCAGTCTTTGCTAGATGCGGCAGAGGAAGAACTCGCCAAAAATCTGCGCTATCTGAACGGCATGACAGTCAAAGCGGTCGATTTGAAAGACGCTGATATTGATGTCAGCCGTATTGCAATTGGAAAGCAAACGCACATTTTCTCTGCACCGCATGGTGTAGATACCTGGTTGCTGTGCTCCAAGCTTGTTGAGCCGTTGGATTCTCCGGATAAAAAAGAGTTTACATTTGGCACTGAGTTTTCCAGCATCAGCGACCTGCAGGCTTTGAGTGCACGCAAAGCGTCCGATGCTTACGATTTGAGTCGATCGCTCAAAGGGTACATGTCAGGTTAATGAGACAGGAGGTGTTTTATGGATAAAACTTTTGATGAAGCCATTGCGGGAATCCGTAAGGCTGAGCGCGGCGTGGAAGTCCGTGAGGACATCGCACAGGGCATGGAGTACGTCAAGCAGTACGCCGAGGAAGTGACAGGCCAGCAGCAGGCTGCTTTGCAAGCCGCTCAAACCGCTGCCGGAGCAGCCAGCACCGCGACGAAAAAGGCCGCAGCAGCTGCAGAGAGCGAAAGCACCGCCCGGACCTTCTCCACCAGCGCAGCCAAAAGCGCACAGTCAGCATCCGTAGACGCAACGAACGCGGGAAACTCTGCCGCTTCTGCCAAAGCTGAAGCGGACAGGGCTGCGGCCATCGTAAGCACCGACAAGACGCTAAGCGTCGAGGGTGCTCCGGCTGACGCAAAAGCTGTTGGCAATGCGCTGAAAGGCATAAAGCTTCCCGTTGCCACCGCCACCACGCTGGGCGGCGTGAAGGTGGGCAGCGGTCTGACGGTCGATGCGGACGGAACACTTTCTGCGGACAGTGCTTTGGCTGCCTACCCCGTTGGCAGTATTTTTCAAACAGTCAGTAGCACCAGTCCCGCAGCCCTGTTTGGCGGTACATGGCAGGAGATTGCGCAGAACCGGGTACTGATGGGTGCTGGCAGCGGCCACGCAGCGGGAAGCACGGTGGAGGCCGGACTGCCGAACATCACAGGCAGCTTTACAACAAAAACAACAGACGTAGGCGGGTCTCCCTTTAGTGGTGATGCTAACGTACTTTCCGCTAAGGGTTCTCTGGCTTTTAGTGAAAAGAGCACTAGTTATGGCGGTTACACTGGACGATCTGGAAGCCAATATAATATTCAATTTGATGCTTCTCGCTCGAATCCTATCTACGGCCGCAGCTATACCGTGCAGCCCGCCGCCTACTATGTGCACATCTGGCGGCGCGTGGCCTGAGAAAGGAGGTTTTGAACCATGAAGATCATTGACGAGAACGGTGCAGCCATTGAAAACCCTGACCTGACGCTTGGGTATCTGGTGGACGACACCGAGCCAGTGGAGCATCCCGCCGTGGAAGGCGTGGAGGAAGTGAGCCACTACGAGACGGTGGCGGAGTACCCCAACGGCGGCAAGGACGTGCAGCGGGGGGTGGATGTGCCGGGCGGGGCCGGCGCGGCCGCCG